CCGCGCGACGCGCTCCCGGCGACTCGGAAGCTACGGCTCAACGAGCAAGGGCGGACGGGCGTGTCGGCGTGGCGCGGCGCGTGGGACGTCTACGGCGAACCGCCGGGCCCGTTGAGGGTACGGCCGTGAGGCCGCCGGCGCGGCTCACGCCGGCGGGTCGGCGGGCGTGGCGCGAGGCCGAGGCGACGCTCGTCGAGCTCGGCGAGGACCCGGCGTTGTCGGCGGGCGCGCTCGACCGTTACGCGTTCGCCGTGTCGGCGTGGCGCGAGCTCGAGGCGCGTTGGCTCGAGGCGGGTCGGCCGGCGACGGCGCTCGGCGGGTCGACCGGGACGGTTGAGGTTCCGCATCCGTTGGTTGCGCAGTTGGCTACGGCGCGGGAGCATGCGGCGTCGTTGGCCGATCGGCTCGGCCTCGACCCTCAAGCGCGGCGGCGGTTGTCGCGGCGGGCGGGCGCGGGTCGTCCGGCGGGCGCGGCGTCGGCGCCCGATCGCGCGGCGCCGCCGAGGCGTCGGCTCAAGGCGGTTAGCGAATGAGCGGTTACGACGCGCTCATCGCGCAGGCGCGCGAGCTCATACCCGCCGCGGACGTCGTCTACGTTTGCGCCGAGGTCGCTATCCCGAGCGAGGACCGCGTCGCCGTCCGCGCGATCGTCGCCGTTCCGCGCGAGCTATGGGACGACGAGCGCGGTATGCGCGATGGCGGTTGGGGCGTCGTCGGCCGGATGATCGGCGACGCGCTCGCCGCGAAAATGCTCGAGCTCGGGCGGAGCGAATGAGCGACGTCGAGCTCGAGCGCGTGCGCGTCCTCGGGCCGACGTTGACGCTCGAGGTTCGCGCGACGGTCCTCGCCGATTACGTCAAGCTGTTACGGCCGCAACCCGGCGACGTCCTCGTTGTCCGCGGGCTCGAGATACCGCGGGACGATGAGGGCCGGCCGATCGGCCTCGAGCGGTTGACCGAGACGCTCGACGAGACGCTCGGGTTTCGCTTGCCCGTCGTTGCGTTCGAGGACGGCGACGCCGACGCCGAGCTCGAGAGGCGGCCGGCGTGAGCGCGCTCGCGGTTGCCGAGCGTTGGGAGGCGTATGCGGATGCGACGCGCGCCGAGCATTTCGCCGCGTGGACGGCCGAGCATTGCGTACAGTCGGTCGACCGTTTCGCCGGCCGGCCGCTCGAGCTCGAGCGTTGGCAACTCGACATGATGGGCGAGGCGCTCGCGGAGCTCGGCGAGGACGAGGCGTATTGGTTGACGGTCGCGCTCGTCATCCCGAAAAAGAACGGGAAAACGTCGTTGCTCGCGGCGTATGCGCTCTATCACTTGCTCGAGGACGAGGGCGCTCCCGAGATTCTGCTCGCCGCGGCGACCGATAAGCAGGCGGGCCGGTTGTTTACGGCGGCGGTTCGGTTCGTCCGTTCCGACCCTTGGCTCTCGGCGCAGTTGGTTGTTCGCGAGCATGAGGGCGAGATTGCGCGGGCCGACGGTTTCGGGTCGTTGTTTCGGTTCTCGGCGGATTCGGGCGCGGCGTCGGGCTACAACCCGTCGCTCATCGTCGCGGACGAGCTCAAGGATTGGACGACGCCGCGCCGGCGCCGCGTATGGGCCGACATTGCGACGGCGGGCATGACGCGCGACTACGTCCACCTATTCGTTATCTCGACGGCCGGCGAGCCCGAGGAGCGCGTCGACGGCATCCTCGGGCAACTCATCGACGGTAACGAGCTCGAGGGCGAGCTCGAGCGCGTGGGCGCGTTGACGATTTCGCGTAACCATGCCGGCCGGACGCTCGTCTACAACTACGACGCGCATACGCTCGAGGTCGGCGACCTCGACGCGATCAAGGCGGCGAACCCGGCGTCGTGGGTTACGCGCGAACGGTTGGCCGAGCTCGCCGCGTCGCCGACGCTCGAGGCGGGCCGGTTTCTACAGTTGCACGGTTGCGTTTGGGCGACGAGCGAGTCGGGCTATCTCGAGCTCGAGGCGTGGCGCGAGCTCGAGCTCGACGGCGCCGAGCTCCGGGCGGGCGACGAGCTCGTCGTCGGTTTCCGCGGCGCGGATACGTGCGCGCTCGTCGCGTGTCGGCGGACCGACGGCGTCCTGTTCGCGCTCGAGGTTTGGGAGCCGGCCGGCGGCGGCCGGGTCGACCTCGAGGACGTCGACGACGCGTTGCGGGCGGCGCTCGAGCGGTACCGCGTGGCGGCCGTCTACGCGTCGGCTACGCCGGCGTGGGCGTCGTTGGTCAACGCGTGGCGGCATTTCGTCGGGCGGCGCGAGGTCGTCGACATGGACGTTTCGAGCCCGTCGCCGCGGACGGCGCAGATTACGGAGCGGTTCCGCGCGGACGCGCTCGCGGGCCGTGTTCGTCATGACGGCGACCGTCGGCTCGCGCGGCATGTCGTCGCGGCGCGCGTGGCGCGGGCCCGCAATCTGCCGTATCTCGCCGAGGGCTCGAGGAGCGCGGCGCCGATCGCGGGCGCGTTGGCGGCGCTGCTCGCGTGGGAGGCGCGGACGTTGCTCGGCCCGGTTCGGGCGTCGAGGCCGCCGGTCGCGTTTTGAGCGAGCTCGCGTCATCGGCGAACGATCGGCGGACGTTGCCTGAGCAGTTGCGCGACGCGCTGCTCGAGGCGCTCGCGGCGCGGCAATCGGACCTCAAGCGGTTCGATGATTACTACTCGGGCCGGCACAAACTCCTATTCGCGACGGTCAAGTTTCGCGAGACGTTCGGCAACCTTTTCCAATCGTTCTCGGACAACTGGTGCGACCTCGTCGTCGACGCGAGCGCGGAGCGGTTGCGCGTCGACGGTTTCCGGTTCGGCGGCGACGACACGGAGGCCGACTCGGACGCGTGGGATTTGTGGCAGGCGAACGGGCTCGACGCCGAATCGGAGCTCGCGCATACGGAGGCGATCAAGCTCGGTTGCGCGTATGCGCTCGTCTACCCGGACGACGGCGGCGAGCCGGCGATTCAACTCGAGGCGCCGACGACGGCTATCGTCCTCGTCGACCCGGCGCAGGGCCGTAACCGGCTCGCCGGGTTGCGCGATTGGGTCGACGAGTGGGGCGTCGAGCATTGCGTTTTGTACCTCCCGGCCGAGGTCGTTTGGTGGTCCCGCGAGGGCTCGAATAAGGGTTGGACCGAGGACGTCGGCTCGGGCGTCAATACGCTCGGCGTCGTCCCGCTCGTCCCGTTGCCGAATATGCCGACGTTGCGTAACCGGCAGGGCCGCTCGGACATTGAGCGGGTCATCCCGGTTCAGGACGCAATCAACAAGCTATGCGCGGACATGATCGTCGCGAGCGAGTTTGCGGCGTTCCCGCAGCGTTGGGTTACGGGCGTCGACATTCCGCGCTATCCCGAGGGCGACCCGAACGCGGGTCAACCGTTGCCGTCGTTTACGCAACAGTTTCTCGCCGGCGCCGGGACGATGTTCGCCGACGAGCATTCGGACGCGCATTTCGGAAACTTTCAAGTGAGCGACCTCGGCATCTACGCGCGGGCTATCGAAATGTTGGTCCAGCATGTCGCCGCGCAAACGCGGACGCCGCCGCATTACCTCCTCGGCGCTATGGGCTCGTTCCCGTCGGGCGAGTCGCTCAAGGCGACCGAGACGGGCCTCGTCGCCAAGGTCAAGCGCAAGCAACTCTCGTTCGGCGAGGGTTGGGAGGACGTTATGCGGCTCGCGTTCAAGGTCGCCGGCGACGAGGAGCGCGCGAGCTCGCCGTTGCTCGAAACCATTTGGATGAATCCCGAGTCGCGCTCGGACGCCGAGCTCACGGATGCGGCGGTCAAAATGTCGAGTATCGGCGTCCCGCGGCCGGCGCTATGGGAATACATCGGCGCGACGCCGGCGCAAATCGAGCGTTGGATCGCGCAGGGCGCCGAAACCGAGGGCGGCCCGGTCAAGGTTACGGAGACGATCGCGGCGACGCCGGGCGAGGCGGGCGCGATCGTCCCGGGCTCGAGCGCGCCGCCGGCGACGCCGCCGACAACCGTTCAAACGACGAAACAGGGAGGCCCGTAAATGGCCGACGAAACCTCGAGCGACTCGGGCGCGAGGCCCGACGAGCTCCCGGCCGCCGAGGGCGCGAGGCCCGACGCGCGCAGTACCGGCGAGGGCGCGAGGCCCGACACCGGATCATCCAACGACGCCGAGACGCTCCGCGATACCGGCAAGGAATCGCTCAACCGCGAGCGCAACGCAAGGCGCGAGGCCGAGCGACGCGCGACCGAGGCCGAGCGACGCCTCGCCGAGCTCGAGGACGCCGGCAAATCCGAGGTCGAGCGCGCAATCGCGCGGCTCGACCGGCAATCCGCCGAGCTCGACGCGAGCCGGTCGCGGGTTGCCGAGCTCGAGACGAAACTCGCCGAGCGCGAGCTACTCGAGCTCAAACGCGAAATCGCTCTAGAGCTCGGCGTACCGCTCGAGGCGGCGCACCGGCTACAGGGCACCGATGCCCGTTCGATCAAGGCCGACGCGACTCGTTACCTCGAGGAGCGGAAAACGCCTGCCGGCGATTTCGGCGGCGGTCGCGGCGGTACGGCGAGCGGGGCTCGAGGCGTCGACATGAACCGGATTATTCGGGAGGCGTCCGGCCGGCAGTAACGCGCGCCGGCGCCTCGCCGAGAAAGGGCAACGATGCCTTACAACAACACGATTACGCGCAGCGAGGCCGCCGCGCTCATCCCGGAGGAGGTCGCGGCCGAAATCATCACGCATCTACCGAGCGAGTCGGCGGCGCTCTCGATGTTTCGTCATGTCCCGATGGGCCGCGCGCAACAGCGCATCCCGGCCGAGTCGGCGCTCGCCGTCGCCTATTGGGTCGCCGGCGATACGGGGCTCAAGCAGACGTCGGAAATGAACTGGACCAACCTCTACCTCAACGCCGAGGAGCTCGCCGTCATCGTCACGATCGCCGAGGCGGTCCTCGACGATTCGGCGTTCGATATTTGGGCGGCGGTTCGCCCGAACCTCGTCGAGGCGATCGGGCGGGCGCTCGACGCCGCGATTTTCTTCGGCACGAACAAGCCGGCGTCATGGCCGGCCGCGATCGCGCCGGCGGCCGTCGCGGCGGGTAACACGGCGACGCAGGGCCTCACGCCGGACAAAGGCGGCATCATGGGCGACCTCTCGGCCGTGTTCGGGACGGTCGAGGCCGACGGTTTCGACGTAAACGGGATCGTCGCGACTCGGTTGCTCAAGGCCGCGTTGCGCAACGCGCGGGCGACGACCGGCGAGGCGCTCGCCGAGGCGCCGGCCTCGGACGGGAGCGAGGCTTACGGCGTCCCGATTTCCTACCCGATGCGCGGCCTATGGCCGTCGGGCGCCGGCGCCGTCGAGGCGATCGTCGGCGATTTCACGCAAGGCATCCTCGGCGTCCGGCAGGACCTCACGTTCAAGGTCCTAGATCAGGCCGTCATTCAGGACGGGACGGGCGCGATTCAGTTCAACCTCGCGCAACAGGACATGGTCGCGCTCCGCGTTACGGCGCGGTTCGCGTTCCAGGTCCCGAACCCGATCACCTACGACAACGCGAGCGGGACGACGCGCTACCCGTTCGGCGTCCTCAACGCGCCGTGAGCGTCGCCTACGACGAGGCGGTCGCGGCCGGCGTATGGCGGTTCGACCTTGGGACACCGGGGCCGATGCCCGTCGCCGCGTTTAGCGTCACGCCGGCGACCGGGCCCGCCGGGACCGTGTTCGCATTCGACGCGTCCGGCTCGACGCCGAGCGGCGATCCGATCGGGTACGCGTGGGATTTCGGCGACACCGGCCCGCTCATCGAGGGCGAAACGATGACTCACGCCTACACGATCGCGGGCACCTACACCGTGACGCTCTACGTGCAGGACCGCTACGGCAAGGGCGACTCGACGACGCAAGACGTCGTCGTCACCTAAAGGGAGGAAAGCGAATGGCCGAGGAAACCAAGTCGAAACGCTCGAGCTCGAGCTCGGGCGCGACCGTCGAGAACGCGACGACGGCCGCGGTCGAGGCGTTCGGCGGCGAGCCCGTCATGGACTACGACGCCGCTCTCGAGGCCGGCTACATCGGCGGGCCCGTCGACGACACGGACCACAGCGTCGCCGGCGAAATCGCTCGCGCCGAGGAGGCGAAAAAGGCCGAGTGAGCGAACCGTCCGACGAGGAGGCCCGGGCCGCGCTATGGCGCGAGCAAACGGCCGAACGGATCGCCTATCAGGCGGGCGTTTGGCGGTCGCTCATGGCGCCGCCCGGGCCGGCGGCGGCCGTCCGCGCCGCGTGGGCGCCGATCGTCCAATGGCAGGCCGAGCGCGACATTGAGATACCGCCCGAGGAGGACCCATGAGCTCAACCGAAACGCCGCCGGTCGACCCGCTCACGATTCCGTGGCGGCCGACGGTCGACGACGTCGCGGCGCTCATTCGCGCTCGGACGAAGGATGCGAGCATGAACGAGCTCGGGACGTTCACCGACAAAACACGGCCGACCGACGCCGAGGTCGAGCTACTGATTACGAACGGTTGCGCCAAGGTCGCGACGCTCGTCGGTTGGGACGTCCCGGCCGACGCGCAGGCCGAGGCGAAACATCTCGCCGCGATTTGGACCGCCTGCGAAATCGAGCTCGGCTATTGGCCCGAGCAGGTCCGGTCCGAGCGGTCGCCGTATGCGCAGTTGCTCGCGATGTTCGAGTTTGACGTCGGGCCGTTCGTCAACTACGTAGCGCAAATCACGCCGGGCGGCGCGAGCTCGGTCGGCGCGCGGTCGGGCACGTTCTATACGCCGTCCTATACGGCCGCGTGGGCCTACACCTACGGTTACGGGCTCGCGCCGCTCTCGGACGTCGTCAACGTCGGGAGCGGCGGTAACGCAAAGGACGGCGAGTGAAAGGGCCCGAGCCGATGCTCGAGGTTCGGGGCGCGCGGAAAGCGGCGGTCGACCTCGCGGAGCTCGGCGAGCGCGGCTCGGACATTCGCCGCGTGTCCGAGAAGGTTCGGACGATCTACCGGAAATCGAACGAGCGGCGGTTTGCGTCGCGCGGGCTCGGGTCATGGCCGGCGCTCGCCGACTCGACGCTCGAGCGCAAGGCGCGCGGCGGCTACCCGTCGCAAACGCTCGTCCGCTCGGGCGACCTCGAGCGGTCGCTGACGGCGCCGAGGGCCTCGGATCAAATCGACCGGCGCGACAAAACCGAGTTTCGTTTCGGGACGACGCTCTCATACGCCGCCTATCACGATTCCGGGACGGGCGGCGAGAAACGTCGCGAGCTCGTCGAGCTCACGCCGGCCGAGCGGGCCGAAGTCTCGAGGCTCATTTCCGGTTACGTCGCGAGGGCCGAGGCGTGAGCTCGTTCGTTGTCGCGACCGGGACGGCCGAGTTTGGGCCGTTCGTCACCGGCGGCGACGTCGAGGGTTGGGTTTTCGCCGAGCTACAAACGTGGTTCTCGACCTACCTCGCCGAGGCCGAGCGCCGCGCCGGCTACAGCGGGCATGACCTACCGCGGCCGAGGTCATGGGCGATCGGGCCGACGCCGGACAAGTGGCCCGAGGATCAAATCCCGGCCGTCTACGTCTCGAGCTCGGGCGTTCCGGCGCCGCCGCAACGCGACGGCGAGGGCTACTACCGGGCGCGTTGGCTCATCGAGCCGGGCGTCGTTTGCTCGGCGCGGACGCAGGCCGAGACGCATGCGCTCGCGATGCTTTACGGCGCCGCGTTGCGTTGGGTCATCGCGCAACGGCCGTCGCTCGGCGGCAACGCCGAGTCGTCCGATTGGCTCGGCGAGCGTTACGAGGACGTCTCATACGACGATTCGCGTTCGCTCTACGCATGCCGTGAGACGTTCTCGGTCGAGGTCGTCGACGTCATGCAAACCGGCGTCGGCCCGACGTCGGTCGAGGTTCCGTTTACGCCGGACGACACGTTGCCTTGGCCGCCCGACGTCGAGGTCGAAAGCGTCGAGCTCGAGCTCGACAACGTCACCGTTGACCAATCACTACCCGAGGAGGGATGAGGCAATGAGGCCCGGAGTAGACGTAATCTCGAGGGCGCTACCGCCGCCGCGGTCGGCGCCAACCGATACGGGCGTCGCGTTCGTCATCGGCGACACGCCGACGGGCATTACGCCGGCGCCGCCCGATACCGCGCTCGTCCGCTCGTTGACCGAATACGTCGCCGTGTTCGGCGACCGCGGCACCGGGACCGGGCAGGCGACCTACGACGCCGCCGAGGTCTATTTTCAAGAGGGCGGAAACAAGCTCTACGTCTCGAGGACGAATCCCGGGACGATGGTCGCCGCGGCGGCGAACGAGGTCCCGCCCGAGGACGAGCTCACGAAAATGAGTCGCAACGAGCTCGACGCGCTCGCCGCCGACCTCGGCCTCGACCCGTTGCAGTTCGCGACCAAGGCCGACGTTATCGCCGCGCTCGGCGAGGTTACGCCGTCGGCGGCCGACGCGACGGTCCTCGCCGCGCTCGACGCGCTCACGAAGGACCTCGGGCCCGGGCAAGTGTTTATCGCCGACGCGACGGTCGCGGCGGTCGCCGACAATCAATCGGCGTTGCTCGCGCATGCGCTCGCAACGAACCGGGTCGCGTTGCTCTCATGCGCCGACGGCGACGCCGCCTCGATTCAGGCCGCCGCCGAGGCGCTCAATACCGACGCGAACGCGCGTTACGGGGCGCTGTTCGCGCCGTCGGCGGTCGTCCCGGGCGTCGTCGCCGGGACGACGAGGACGGTTCCGTATACGGCGGTCGAGGCCGGCATCATCGCCCGCAACGACTCGACGTATTCGCCGAACCAACCGGCCGCCGGCGACCTCGGACAATCCGTGTTCGCGCTCGACGTCAACGGACACTTTACGGACCTCGAGTATCAGAATCTCAACAACGCCGGCGCGTCGATGGCGCGGCTCATCTACGGCGGCGTTCGGACCTACGGCTACCGCTCATGCGTCGACCCGGTCGCGATGCCGCAATGGGTCATGTTCGGTTGGTCGCGGCTCAACATGGGGATTACCGCGGAGGCCGAGGCGATCGGCGAGCGGTACGTTTTCGCGCAACTCGACGGGCGCGGGCATACGTTGAGCGAGTTCGGCGGCGACCTCTCGGCGATGCTGCTCGGCTACTACAACGAGGATTCGTTGTACGGGGCGACGCCGCAGGAGGCTTACGACGTCGACGTCGGCTCGACGGTCAACACGCCGGACACGATCGCGAACGGCGAGCTCCACGCCGTTTTGAGCGTCCGCATGTCGCCCGATGCCGAGTGGGTCGTTATCGAGGTCGTCAAGGTCGCGAGCAATCAGGCGCTCCCGGCCGCCGCATAACCGGAAGGGGGATAGACAATGCGTAAGGATCAACACCGCGTAACCGTCGTCGTCGACGGGCAAAAGCTCGGCGTTTTCGACGTCCTCACCGGCGGCGAAACCGACTCGGACGAGCTCAAGTATCGGCCCGGCGGGATGGCGCCGGTTATCTCATTGGGCGGCGTCGTCACCGTCGGGCAACTCATCGTCTCGAGGCTCTACAAACTCGACCGCGACCATTCGCGCGTTCATTGGTTGCTCGGCCGCGTCGGCGTCGGTCAAGTGACCGTGACGAAAACCGTCCTCGACCCGGACAAAAACGCGTTCGGTAAGCCGCTCGTCACGAAAGGCGTCCTCAAGCGGGTAACGCCGCCCGAGGTCGACTCGAACGCGACCGGCGACGCGGCCGTTATCGAGCTCGAGATTACGCCCGAGGGCGTCGTTACATGAGCGCGACCGACCAACGCAACGAGCTCGAGGAGACGGTCGAGCTCAAGGCGCCGGCGTGGCTCGGCGAGCCGGCCGACGAGGAGGAGCCCGAGGCGGTCGAGGTCGGCGCCGGCGGCTCGGTTCTCGACGTCATCCGCGATCGGCGCTCGGCGAAATCGGCCGAGCACGAATACGACATGCCCGTCCCGGGCTACGGCGGCCTGCTCGTCCTGCGCTGCTCGCCGCTCCGGGGCGAGGACCTAACCCGGTTGCGCGTCCGCATCGAACGGTCAAAGGACCCGGCGCGCGATTTCCAACTCGCCGCGGACATTCTCTCGGCGGTATGCGAGAACGTCCTCGCGCGGCGAACGGTCGGCGCCGAGCTCGAGCCGCTCGACCCGACCGGCGAGCCCGTCGCGCTCAACGAGCGGCTCGCCGAGCTCCTCCGCGTCGAGGCGCGCTCGGCGCGCGACCTCATCCTCGCCGTGTTCTCGCTCGCGCCGTCGCCGGAAATGGCGGTCGGCGACGCCGTCGGCGATTACCTCGCGTGGGCGCAGGGCGCCGACGCCGACCTCGACGACGGGCTAATGGGGGAATCCTGAGCGGGGGGACCGTCAACGTCGCCGCGACGATGGCGGTCCTCGGCCTCCCCGCATGGCGGTTCCTAACGACCCGCGACCATGAGGAGCGGTTGTTATTGCTCGCGCTCGCCGAGCGCGCCGCGCATGTCGCCGACGTCATGCAACGCAACCTCGCCGCTCATATCGTCAACACCTACGCGAAAGCGCAGCGCCGCTAGTGGCGGACATTGTCGAGCTCATCCTCGAGCTACGCAACGTCGCGCAGTTCGTCTCGGGCGCGAAACAGGCGTCGACGGCCGCCGGCGACATAGGCGACCAAACCGAGAAAGCCGGAAAGAAAGCGGGCGCCGGTTGGAAAGGGCTCGCGAAGTGGGCCGGCGGCGCCGCCGCCATCTACGGCGCGACGCGCTACGTCAAGTCGGCCGTGTCGGCGACCGAGGACCTCGCCAAGGCGACGATTACCGTCTCGAGGACGACCGGGATGGATACCGAAACCTCGAGCGAGTGGGCGGCGCTCATGAAAGAGCGCGGCGTCTCGACGAAACAGTTTCAAACGTCGCTCGTCAAGCTCTCGAAAACGATCGAGTCATCGCGCACCGGGACGGCGAAGGAAAACGCGACGGTCGCCGGCCTGCGAAAGCAAATCGACGCCGTCTCGGCCGCCGGCGGCAAAAAGGCGCCGGCCGAGCTCGCGAAGCTCTCGAGGGCGATCGCGTCGGCGCAGGGCGCCGGCGAAAAGGCGCGGCAAACGCTCGGCATGCTCGGCGTCTCGCAACGCGACGTCGCCAAGGGCAACACGGCCGGCGTCCTTTACAAAGTCGCCGACGCGCTCCAAAAAACGACGAACCCGGCGCAACGCGCCGCGCTCATGCAACAGCTATTCGGGCGCTCCGGGCAGGCGCTCCTACCAATCCTCATGAAGGGCCGCGAGGGCGTCCGCAAACTCCTCGAGGAGCAAAAGGCCGCCGGCAACTACATATCCGGGAAGGGCCTCAAATCGGCGAAGGACCTCATACAGCAACAGCGCGCGCTCGAGACGGCGCTCTCGGGCGTCAAGGTTCAGCTAGGGCAGGCGCTCCTACCCGTCCTCGTCCAAGTGGGAAAGATTCTCGTCCGGTTTATGACGCTCATACGGCCGTTGACGAAAAACGCAACGCTGTTCAAGGTCGCGATTGCCGGGCTCGCGATCGCGTTCGTGGCCTACAAAATCGCGATGATTGCCGCGACGATCGCGACAACCGTTTTCGACACGGCCGCGGCGCCCGTCGTCGGGATCGTCCTCGGCGTCGTCGCCGCGGTCGCGTTGCTCTCAATCGGCATCTATGAGCTCTATAAACATTGCGGTTGGTTCCGCGACGCCGTCAAGGCGGCATGGTCGACGGCAAAAACCGCGTTCGCCGGCATCCTCGACGCCGCGAAAGCGGTTTGGACATGGGTCAAGGCGTATTGGCCCTATCTGCTCGGCGCGCTCGCCGGCCCGTTCGGGCTCGCCGTCGTCCTCATCCTCAAACACCTAGACACGATCAAGGGCGCCGTCTCGGCCGTCGTCGACGCGATCAAGGCGACGCTTTCGACGCTCAAGGGCGCCGCCTCGAGCGTCGGGCAAGCGTTCGTCCGGGCGTTCGGGACGGTCAAGGACGCCGTCCGCGGCGCGATAAATACGCTCATCCGCGGATGGAATAGCTTGCAGTTCAAGGTTCCGGGATTCAAGGTCGGCCCGGTCCATTTCGGCGGCGTCACGCTCGGCGTCCCGCAAATCCCGCTCCTCGCGCAAGGCGGCCTCGTCACCGAGGCCGGCGCGGCCGTCGTCGGCGAGCGCGGCCCGGAGCTCGTCGCGCTCCCGGCCGGCGCAACCGTGTCGCCGCTCGAGGACGGGCATCGTCGGCCGCTCGAGATTGTCGTCCCGGTCCATATCGACGGCCGCGAGGTCGCGCGCTCGGTCGCGCGGGTCGCGTCGAATCAGTTGGCGCGGGCATGACGACGCCGCTCCGGGCCGGATGGGTCCGCGTGAGCTCGACCGACCCGAAAATCGTCCTCGACGTTCGCCTCGGCGACGGCCGCCCGGACGTCTCGGCCGGCTACGGCGGTTGGTCCGAGGTCGCGAGGCCGCGGCGCCGGCCGCTCTCGATATGGGTCGGTTCGCCCGGGTTGCGTATGACGCTCCCGATCCTGCTCGACGGTTTCCGGGCGCGCCGCTCGGTCGAGCGCGACATTGCGAACCTCGAGAAACTCGCGCTCCCGACCGCCGCGGATGGCGCGCCGCCGCGCGTCCGGCTCGCCGCTCGAGGCGGCGCCGTCCCGCATACCGATCGGGTTTGGGTCGTCGACTCGCTCGCGTTCGGCGACGGCGCCATCATGAACGCCGCCGGCGACCGGACACGGCAACCCGCGACGCTCTCGCTGCTCGAATACATCGCCGACGTTCGGATCAACGAGCGGTCGTCGACGACGCAAACGCGCCGGCAGGCGGCGCGGGCGAAATCGAAAGCGGGCGCCTCGAGTAAACGCGTCGTCGCCGGCAAGGGCAAAACGTCGTCGAGCGCGCATAAGGCTCGCGCGGCGAGCTCGAGCTCGAGCTCGTTCGGCGACGGCGAGGACCTGCTCTCGATTGCGGCGCGCGAGCTCGGCGACGCCGACCGTTGGGTTGAGATTGCGCAACTCAACGGGTTACGCGACCCGCGGGCGATCGTCCAAGGGCAAACGCTGAGGTTGCCATGAGCTCGCTCGCCGTCTCGGACGTCGACGTCGGCGCCGTCGCGCTAACGATCGTCGGTAAGAAACTTGGCAAGGGCTCGGCGATTCGCGTCGAGGACCGGATAACCGACGGCCGGCTCGAGCGGACGCTCGACGGCGCCTCGACGCTCACGCTCAACGTCGACGACCATAACCGCGACCTACTGCGCTCGGGCGCGCTCTCGTCGCAAATCGACCTCGCGCTCGCCGGCGAATGGTGGCGGCTCGTCCAAGTGCAGAAACAGGGCGACGGGCTCACGCTCACGCTCGAGGATCGCGCGGTCGCCTACCTACGGCAAATCAAGAAACCGCGTAAGGCGAAGCGGTCGAAAATGACCCGGGCCGAGTTTGCGCTCTCGATTGTGCGCGAGGTCAAGGCCGGCGGCGGCATCCGGTTCGTTTGCCCGGACCTCCACGCGAAACAGCCGATCGCGAAGTCGTCGCAGAAACTCTCGAGCCCGGATCGGCAAGCGACCGTCTCGCAAGGGCTCTCGCCCGGGGCCGCGCTCACGGTCAAGGGCAAGCCGGCGAGCTCCGCGCAACGCGGATACGGGCAACGCGTCCTCGACGTCGCCGCGTCATTGGGCGCCGACGCGCGCGCGACGATGGCGCTCATGCAAGCGGTCATCGTCGAGTCGCAGGTCCAA